GTCCGCCTCCATGCTTGCGCAAAACTAGGAATTTCTCCTAGGGTGTAAGTGTGTAGATTGATATTCGCTTATAGCCCTTGGTTCCAGGTAAACTATCACCTGGGACCCCCCTCTTATGAGGGGTTGGGCCAGAAGCATCTTCACCTTGGGTGAACTCCAGAGCAGTCTCACGAAGAGACGCTCCAGGACTCAAGCAAGGCACAGCCTCTTTACAATAAATACTGTAAGTAGGCAAGATACCATCACCGGGAAGAGGAGTAAAATCCCTCCTCCCTTTGTAGGTGTAGGTATCGAAGATGAATCCCCCCCACCCGCGATCCCGATTATGTGCCAGGGATGGACGATCACTGATTAAGTGACCATCTCCGAAGCCATCGGGCCCCCATATGATTAAATCTTCAGAGATAAAACCGCGTACCATAGCGGCCATCTCAAAATCGAAGATCCTCATATAGTGGTTGTGTAGGCGGAAGAGATCTTGACCTGTCAGCGTAGATTTTACGTACACAGGCCTGATATCAATTCCAAGGAAGTAATCGCCTCCGCAAGATTCGCGGAAAGGACCGCTCCAGTAGCTCTTCTCCAAATTAACGGAGAAGCCGCACGCAACAAGTAGATCTTTCACAAGATCAACAACCCCAACATCCACAACGATATCGTCTCCATAAACAGAGACGGTCGCTGCATCAGACTGGGGTTGAACACTAGTTGCAAGAGCCCAGAATATTAAGGACTCTAGGGGAAAAGTAAAACCATTCCCCATACTGGAAAATTTCTCGAGTGTTAGCTTCTCGCCGCTAGGGCTAAGCATACGACCAGTACGACAACGGTCGAGTGCGATCGCCCAATCCAGCGGCAAGAGATGAAAAACTAACTCTCTCGAAATAGTGTCACTAGCGCTACTGAGGTCTAGGGTTGCTAAATGCCCTAATAAAGACCCTTCACGTGCCAATCGTTTATTACGAGATTGGTCATGAAGGTCGACCCCGACCGAACGCAGCTTATCGGAAATAAAATCACCATAAGCAAGTTGTGCAATTCCGTTAAGGAACGGCTCAACCCCTATGGTTCGATAAGTTTTCGGACTCTTTGGTACGAAACTAATTCTTCCTTCGACAATCTGAAGGTTGACTAGTTGCTTAGTTTCACCGCTCTCCAGGTCTATAATATAACTAGACGTATGGAGGTCAGTGTAACCGGGCATTTCCTGCAACAGCTCTGCAGCCGTTGTAGCAAATTCGCTACTACACGTCGGCACGTCACTAAACTTACGTTTAGAACATGCTTTTCTTTTTATTATACCAGATGTAGCACCCGGTCCAAATCGTGTGCCCAAGGTTGAAAACCTCGGGACATCACCCAAGACCTGAGCTATTCTCCGTCTAGCACAAAAAAGTTGTGCCTCAACGGTCGGTGAAAATCTAAAATCACCGCTAGCCCAGAGTCGAAAGATGGTGTTCGTTTCACGACACATTTTTTCGGACGCCAAAAAGGTAGACCACGCTGCGTCTTGTTTATCAATACCAATCTCTAAAAACTCGAGTTTAGTAAAGTAAGCAAGCGCCTGTCTCATTTGACCATAGTCATACTGACCATGATTAATGAGAGTATAGTCCACTTTATGGTTGCACAAAGCACTAAAGTCCCGGGAGGCAATAAGCCTTTTAAGGACCCCAGCAGCCTTGCCACCAACACGGTTGGCATGAACTGATGCGAGGTTCGAGACGATGGACAAAGTCTCGTCTTTGGTAAAGGCCTCATCCCATGCACGTAATTTACGCATAAAAACTCCTTTAATTAAGGAAGTTGGGAAACGAACTACCTAGATGCAGATTATTTGCGGAATAAAGAAATTAACCGCAATATAAAAAGCAAATAAGCCCACTAAGAGACCACTGAAAAATTTATTCAGCGACACTTAGGAGGCACTCGTCAATTGATCAACCAACTCAGGTACAACACCAGTTGTTACCG